GGACGCAAATATGAAAGTGCTGTGGGAAATCTTCGGACCCCGGCCCGACCCGGACTTCACACTGGTTTGGCTGCGTCTGTAATCCCTTGGACTATGAGAGCAGCGACCTGAATCGCGTCTTCTGGTTTGACTAGGAAATGAATCTTGTGGTGGCCGGAGGAGTTCTTTGCGAGTATTTCAAACGCCAGATATGTGGACACGCCGTCGTCGTCAAGAGATGCGACTTGGCCGATAGCAATTTCTTCTAAGCGGGGCGGGTCGGATTGGAGCCACTCTGGTTCATAGTCTTCCTCGTACACGGGACTCAGGATAGTTGGCTGGCTAGACGTTTTGGGTCTATCTGGAAAGATAACCTGCGGGCGTGAAACGTTCAGGGTTGAAATCGAGGTCAGCGAAGCGGCAGCGGTTAATGGCCACTGATCGGATTCCGCGAATCGAAGCGTTGGTTGACGCAGGCGTTGGATGTTTGATCTGCCCAATGTTTGAGGAGGCGGGTTTGGAGATCCGTTGTGCTGGTCGGATTCAGGGATTGCACGAGCGTAGGAAACGGTCGGCGGGTGGGAGTCTGGTCAATCCTGAGAACCTGATACCGGCGTGCAATTGGTCTAACGGTTTTGTTGAGGATCAACCGGCGCTGATTCGTGACCTGTTTGGTCAGGCATTGGTTGTCCGGGAAGGCGACGAAGATTGGGAGCGGCTCGGTGCGCGCAATGACCGCTGACCAAGTTTGGTTTGACGTGAAACGTAAAGGGCCACGGAGTTGGTCGTGGTCTGTTTGGCAGGGTGCGCGAATCGTGAAGTCCGGTCGCTGCCCTGCTCACGGGATTGCTTTTATGGTTGGCGGCATTTCTGCTTCCCGGACAAGGGCGGATACGTTTTGGGATTCGAGACGGTGAGATTTCATATTGCCCCTGACTCTCTTGAGGCGGCTGTTATCGAAGCTGCTCAGGAAGGCCACGGGTTGATACTCGCGATGAGTAGCGTGTATCTGTTCGGTGTTGAGGGGATGCCAGTTGGCAAGGTTGCGGGTTTGTGGAATGTCGAATTTACGGAGGAGCAGGTGTGGGAGATGTTAGAAAATAGAGCGGTCGGGGTGAAGCCGTGAGCGCGCGTCTTACTCCAAAGGAGCAGGCGCTCCGGTTAGTGACGGAGCGTGAATTGCAAAGTCGGTTGATGGCGTTTGCCCGGTTGTACGGGTGGCGGGTCGCGCACTTTCATGATTCGAGACGGCAGGTAAAGCCGGGGGTGTTTGTTGGCGACGCTGACGCTAAGGGGTTTCCTGATCTCGCGTTGGTGCATCCGAGGTTTGGATTTGCGTGTTTGGAGTTGAAGAAAGAGCTGGGGAAGTTGTCGCCGGAGCAGATCGATTGGTTGGATGATTTGGTGCGGGCTGGTGTTCCTGCGTTGGTGGTGCGCCCGTCGCGTGAGCTTGAGGTTTGCGGGTGGTTGTCGCGTGGGTTTCCTGCGGTGGGTGTTGTTGCGGGGCTGCGTTAACGTGAAAGCTATTTGAGAAAGATTCCAACTGGTGTCGCATAGTGTCCTACAGGGCTGCTACAGTATGGGCATGGACAACATTGAACGCACAGCAGTATGGAGCTACAACGAGCGAGACGTAGCTTGGCTGCTTCACAAAGGTTGGCGAACGGAAGTCATCACTTGCGACGGCACGCTCGTAGAGGTTTGGATCGCACCCCCAATCGAAGAGGCCACGGCCAACGAGCAGGCCTAATAAATAAATAAGAAATCTTACGGTTTGGCTTGCAAGCCGTAGGACGACGAGCTACAGTTATTACACAACGAACAAGGAGAACAGCAAGATGGAATACGCACTGAACACCGAGACAAGAATGAACCCAAGCAACCCATCAGCGGCGACGTACTACGACGAGCGGGTTTGCATCTACGTCATCGACGTAACCCGCGACCCAGCACGGCCAAGCCTGCGGGTATACACGAGCTACGGCAGCGCCACCCACGCCGTAGGCGACAGGCTGGACATGCGCTCCAGCCTCCAGCCAAACCGCAGCCTCTGCGGATACCGAGGAGCGACCGTAGTAGCGGTCATCGACACCGACGGCACCACTACCGGCACCCTTCCAACCCGAGGCCTTCCCCACTGGGTTGCCAAGTAACACCCACAACAAACAAGGAGCAAAGCATGACTACCCACTACGCATACAACACGCAAGAGAAGATCAACCCGACAGGCGAACGCGCTGCACGCGAAACACAAGCTCGTTCAACCATCTACATCATCAACGTCAGCAAAGACTTTGTTCATGCACCGAAGTCTGTCGATGGTATTCGCAGAGGACGCGGAAGCTTTGCTACGCAAAAGCTGCGTGTCTATGTTCAATACGGCTCGGCAGAAATGCGTGTCGGCTGGAGATTCGCAGTTCGTTCGTCGCTCAATCACCGCATCTTGTGTTCTGCTCAGGGAGCAGAAGTAGTAGGGGTCATCGACACCGACGGCACCGTCTCCGGTGAGATTCCTAACCGCATGCTGCCTTGGTGGGTTGCCAAGTGAGTTACCTGATGCCGAAGACGGGCGAGCGGTTTGAGTACGCCGGGGAAACCCACACGCTTGCCAGATGCCGGATGGTCGACGGCAGGTTCGTTTATGACTTGACCAGCAACCGCACCGGGCGCATCGTCCTTGGTGTGAAGATCGAAGACTTTGGAAAGGAAGCCTGATGGGGATTTCAATATCGGTGTCATGCGAGACCGCGCAGGAATGGAACGCGCTTGAGTCAGAGGGTTTCTACTCCGCTGACATGGGGTACTCCTCATGGGCCAACGTGCTGGAGTGCTTCAACTTGACCGTCGAAGATCAGGTCGTGGGTTCGCTCCCTGCTGAAGCGTTTCTTGATAGCGGCGTTGACCCGCTTGCTCAAGCAGGCCGCTACGAATCGACTTGGGTTGTTGGAGGCGGGTGGCAGAACGTGACAGCGCGTAGAGTTGCGGACGTGATCAGGGTTGCTACTGTGGCCCGCCAACTAAGAAGGGAAGTCGTGTGGGCTTAGAACCGGTAGAAGGTTCAATCGAACAGGCGCTCTATAACTGGAATGGTTATGGGGCGTACATTGTTCTGACCGCCAAAGACTACGAGCGGGTCGTTGCGAAACTGACTGAGCTGGAGTTGCTGGAGCCGGTGCTTGGAATGGACATGGTGGTCCTGCCCTGTTTTCTTGACATTCCTGACTACGATGATGCGGATGGATCGCAGGGAGATACCTGATCGCAGGCATCTCCCTGACCGCAGACAGTTTCCTCGCAATACAACTGATCGAAGGAAGGCACGCAGACGCATGGAAGTTTTCACCTATTGGGGCCACGTTCTTGCTTACGCTGACTTCGAGTACAACACAACTCGTTTGAACGAGCGGGCGGTTGAGATTCCTATTGTTCGCCACTGGTTGAAAACTGGGTCGATCCTTGAGGTTGGCAACGTACTCGGCCATTACCCTGAAGCACCTGAACGCGCTGTCGTAGATCGCTGGGAGCAAGCGCCGGGCGTGGAGAACATTGACGTATTCGATGTGGCTGGTTCGTGGGATCAGATATTTTCTATCTCAACGCTGGAGCATGTTCGTTGGGACGAGAAACCTCGTGAGCCGGGCGGGTCGGTTGCGGCGATACATCATCTCCGCTCTGTGCTTGCACCGGGCGGGCGGCTACTCGTGACTGTCCCTACGGGGTGCAACCCGCCTTTGGACGAGTGGCTTGCTGCGGGCGAGACGGGCGTTGATCGTGCTTGCACGTTGGTCAGGGATGGAGCGCATTGGCGGCAAACCTCTGAGGTTCAGATTCTCCCCTATGGGCAAGCAGCAGGCTGGGCTGAGTCTGTTTGGGTTGGCGAGTGGAGCGCGTAAGCGATCATGTGAATGTGGTTGTTACCGGACCGGCGGGGTCGGCAACCCGGTTTGTGTCTAGGTGGTTGGAAGCGAATCCTGCGGTGGTGGCCCGGCATTGGTCGATGCCGTCCGGGGATAAGTGGATGTCGCATTGGCCGACGGACTTTGACTTTGACGGGGAGTGGCCGGAGGCGGTTGTTCTGGTGTTGAGGTCTTTCGAGTCAACGATTGGTTCGCAGGTGGATCGTGGTATTGCTTCTTGTCGTGAGGAGGCTGAAGCGAATATTGTGCAGGCGCAGATGCGGGTGTTGACTTGGTCGGTTGCTCGTGGCATCCCCTTGTACCCGTTGATCTATGAGGAAATCTTGGTGGCTCCGGCGAGCTTTGCGGCGTTGTTTCGTTGGTTGGATGTGGAGCCGGTGGAGTGTCCCGAGCCGGTGGTTGACGGCAATGTGAAGCATCGGGTGGTTGAAAAGAAATCTTGTTATTTGTTTGGCCGTGACTTGAATCTGTAGACTGACGTGCTACAGTAACGGCATGGACACCACCACAACAACCACCCGCCGCACCGCTAACAGCGGGCGGACCATCGCCGCACAGACCTCTGGCGCTTGCGGCTACTGCGGTTGCATCCGGGTCATCCCCGCACACCGCGCCGATACGCTGGCACCCCGCGCGGTGGTGACCTGCGGCCACGGTTCCTGAACCAAGGCCGCAGGCACGCCGCTAGTAGCGGACGGGCCTACACCTATAGCCCCCCAACTAACACGGTCCCGGTCCGGGCTGGGGAGTACAGTTAGCCCATGCCTCGCGCTTCAAGATGGAACCAACAGACCGCCGCCGAGTTTGCGATGATCGCGCCGCAACCAAATATTGCATCGGTGTCTTCGGCGGCGCTGTCACGAATTGACGCTTGGACCGTCCCTGCTCGTAAAGGCCACGAGTGGCAGCGGGATGCGTTTTCGTTTAACGAGTTGATTGGCGAGATCGGCTACCTCAACAATTTGGTTGCGAATCTGGTTTCGACTTGTGAGCTTCGCGTGGTGGAAAGCAAAATCGGGGTTGACGGTTTGGAGATGGACGAGTCAACTGACCCTCGTGCCGTTCGCGTTATGGAAGCGTTTACCGGACCGCAGGGCGGGCAGAAAGAACTGAAACGCCGAGCGGCAATGCATTTGCAAATAGCTGGTGAGAGTTATCTGTTGGGGACACCGCTCAAAGATAAGTTTGACCGGGCCGCAGGGTTCTTGTGGGAGTTCTTGTCCACCGAGGAGATCCGTGTCACCGCAGGTCAGGGCGGGCAACGGATCAAACGAAACGCCAGCGGGCTATCCGATGGCGACGCAGGCTTCGTTGATGTTGAAGCGTTTATCGCACGGCTGTGGCGACCGGACCCGAGGTATTCTTTGCGGGCTGATTCACCGATGAAACGTGTGTTGCCGATCTGCCGTGAACTAGTTGTCCTATCGGAGGTCGTTGATTCAATCGCTAAGTCGCGGCTCTCGTCTGGCATGTTGTTTATCCCAGAGGAGATGAGCTTTGGTCCTATCAACGAGACTGAAGCGCCAAACGACTCCGATGACTTTGACGAGTTCATTGGGACGCTCGTGGAACATATGTCTGCTCCGGTTAGGGATCGTACCTCTGCGGCTGGGTTGGTCCCGCTAGTTGTTCGTGGCGCTGCGGAGTATGGCGACAAGATCAGGCTCGTTCAGTTGGCGCAGGATTTGGATTCGACGTTCCACGACCTCCGCATGGAGTTGTTGGATCGGCTGGCTAAAGGGTTGGACGCGCCGCCGGAGATCATTGGTGGCAAGGCGGGGTTGAACCACTGGTCTAGCTACAACGTCGATGCCGACCTAATTGGTAAGCATGTGAATCCGGTTGGCGAGATGATCGCAGAGTTCATAACGGTCGCGTACCTGCGTCCGATGCTCGCAGAGTTCGAACATGTATCTGACGAGGACGTTCAACGGTTTGAGTTGGTCTTTGATTCACGCATTTTGACTGCTCGGCAGGATGAGGGTCCAGCGGCCACTGGCGCGTGGGACCGCTTGGCCCTTTCTGACGTTTCGTATTTGCGGGCCAACGGGTTTCAGTTAGAGGACTACCCGTCTGAGGATGAGCGGCGGCGGCGCACGCTAGAAAAAGTTTTGATGGCCGACCCCGGAACTTATGGGCCACTGCTCCTCCCCGAGCTATACCCCGAGCTGGGCTACCTGTTCGCTGGCGTAGCGCCTACTCCATCCTCTAGTCCCGCACAGGCCGCTCCTGTGGCCGCTGTTCCCCCCGACCCGGCGGCAGCGATGCTTCCACCGGCGGAACCATCCGTGGCCCCGTCTGCGGGGACAGAGCCGTCTGTGGCGGCAACGGGTGACCTAGTAGACAAGTTGACCGGGGCGGCGGACGTGGCCCTTGTGAAAGCGCTTGGAGCGGGGCAGGAAACAGGCGGCTGGGAAGAGTTCAAAGCGGTGGCAGGCGTGTTCGTTTCCGATTGGTTATTGGCGACGGGCTTTGAGCCGGTAATGGCTGCGACGGTTACGGAGAACGTTTTGGATTCCGTTATGCTCTCTCTGGATTCCTTTACACATCAAGTTTCTGTGCAGGGTGGGGTTTTGGAAGTTCCGCAAGAGGTGGTGTTGATTCCATTGCGGCGCGCGTTAGCGACGTTTGCAAATATGGAAACGGCAAGCTGATGGCAACTCGCAAAGTTCAGCTACCGGCTAGGAACCAGAATCTCACTCGGCTGAGATTGCGGCAGGCTACAAGCGAAGCCTTTGATGCTTCACGGTCAAAGTTGCGGGCGGCGGTGATGGCTTCAGAGCCGGGGGTTTACTCGGCGGCGGAGCTATGGGATGACTCGTGGTGGGTTGAGGCCACGGATAAGTTCGTGGCCCCGGTCTTGTGGGATGCGTATATGCGGGCGGCGTTTCTAACGTTGCCTCCCGATACAAAGACTGTCCCGCCGTGGGTGCTGTGGTCTGCGGAGACTTCGTGGCGCGCGCAAGTCAACAGGGTTCGGCATCTTGCTGTCACGGTTGGCAAGCGGGTTGCTGTTCTAGCGGATACCGGACAGGGCGAAACCCGTGGGTGGATGTTGGAGCAGCTTGGACTTGTAGCGGCGGCTGGACCTTTGTCTGCGGGTATCGAAGATGGTGTGGTTTTGACGGAGGGCGACGCAGCGGATCAAGGCGGGCTGTCTGCGGGTGCGGAGTTGCAGCAGGGGTTTAAGACTTGGGTTGCGGCTGGCGCTAATACCAGACCTACTCATCTGGATGCTGACGGGCAGGTCGTTGGCTTTGACGAGATGTTTATGGTTGGCGGCGAGGAGTGCGAATTCCCCGGCGACCCTGCGTTGTCGGATGCTGAAGCTATTAACTGCCAGTGTGAAACCGATTACGAGATGGAAGATCCAAGGGCCACGGTCCTTGGTGAGGATTGGTCGGTGGTTGCGGCGGCAGCGGAGGACGGTGCGGTTGGTTCAGCGGTACTTGAATCTGGCGGGCAGCAAGTTCTTGATGCTTTGGCAAATGGCGAACTGAGACCGTTAAGCAATTTTGCTGACAGAGAACTAAGGGCGGCGTGGAAATCTGAACTGGGTTTGCCCAAAGACGTTCGTTTCGTGCCTACAGCTCCTGTTAGAGGTATTGAGGTTGCAGCCACTCGGGTTCAGGCGGCGGTCGACGAAGTCATTAGTACGGTTGAAGGACTTCACGGTGTCCCTGCTGGTACTCCAGACGTCACGTTTCATGTTTTAACTGGTGAAGGGCAGGGCAATTTTGTCCGTTTACTTGATAACGAAACTGGCGACTTGTTGAGCTACATTTCGATTAAAGATGGGGCCACAAATCTGAACACGGTTGCTCACGAGATTGGGCATTATATGGACTGGGGAGATATTGGAACAGCGCCCGGCGGCTACGGCACCGGAGTCTGGAGCGCTGAAGCAGGGCTGTCTGGTGCGAGCGCTGAAATGGCTGGGGTCTTGGAGGCGCTGTACGCAACACCTGAAATTGAATCGCTGATTGCTTTGCGGGCGGCGGCGATTGATCAGGGTTCGTTTATCTATGACGGGTTCAGGATGAGAGGCGCGGCAATAACCGCGCATACGGATTACCTGTTGAAGCCGGTCGAAGTCTTCGCAAGGGCTTATGCACAATTTGTAGCGGTTGAAAGTGGCAACGTCGCGATGCTTGCAGAGCTGGCTCTGATGCAGACTCCAGAGATTGCAGCCATTTCATATGTGTGGAGCGATGCGGCGTTTGGCCCAGTACGCGAAGCGATCCGTAAAGCTTTACGTCTATCTGGTGTGGCATAATTTTTCTATGCCTGATATGCCGCCGATGCCGCCGATAGACGTTGTGGATTTCGATGACCTGACTTCGGCGGAGCAGGAAGCGGCGTTGGACCGTTTGTTTGGAACGTCTGGTGTTGCGATGTTGGGGCGAGAGGTGTTCTTGGGTTTGTCGGACGGGGACGCTGAGTTGGAGATCGAGATATAGAATCGAAGAAGCCCCCCGTTGCCGGAGGGCTTCTTTGCAGGTGTGGAGGCGGTCGCAGTGTTGTTTGCTGCTGCGGTGGTTGCTTATCGTCCTGCTCTGTATCGCCGGTGTTTGGGGCGGTCGCTGCGATGTTCTGCTGCGGTGGTTGCTTGCCGTTCCTGCGGTACAAGGTCTACTGTAGCACACGCTTCTACAGGAGCAAGCCAATTAGGAAAGATTTCTGAGATTTCTTTTTGGCCCCAATTCCAGCCCCTGCAATTTGCTATCAACTAACCCATCCGAGACTTGGGTTTCTTCATAGTAAGGTCAGGCCACCCGCAACTAGCGCACCCGCCGTGTTACTCTCGGAGTCCATATGAGCTTCCAAGTCGTACCCGATAGCCCGTACTGCCCGCTCCCAACAGGGGGCTTCGCAGTGGCCGTTGTATCCGCCGCAGAGGACGGGACGATCATTCACGACTCGTGCCACCTAACTACTGCCGAAGCAGAGGCGTGGATCGGACAGATGGATAACCCCGATGTCGACTTGACTGCCGAGGCGTTGCCGCCGGAGGTTCCAGAGGTCGCGACAAACAGCACGACCCCGACAGGGTTTGTAAACCGGGAAGCGATGCTCACCGCGATGCTTGCCGGAGCAATGTCAGAGTTACAGGAATCGGTTACCGCTCCCGTGGTCACCGCTGAGATGGAGGTTGAAGCAGTGAGCGAAACAGTAGAAACAGAATCGTTTGATATGCACGAGGGTGAACTAGAAGACGACCTCCTTGGGACGGAAGCGCTTGAGCCGGTCGAACTTGAAGAAGGCGAGATCGTTGTCACCGATGGCGACATGTCTGGCATTACCGATGACGAGTTGATGGCCGAGCTTGCACGCCGCTGGGCTGAAACAACAGTCGCTGGTCTGTCCCCCGATGATGCTATTGAGGAGCCGGTTACTGTTGCTGCTGCTGAGGACGCTGAAGCATTCGGCAATCCGGTCATTGAAGTCGAACTTGAAGTGACACAGGTCGAAGCCGAGATTGAAATTGGTGGGTCTAAAGAAAAGGGCTGCTACGCCAAAGACCACGGCGAAGGTTGCATGTGCGGCGGCGGCATGGAAGACGAAGAGGACGACAAGATCGTTGTTACGATCCCTGCCGGTTCTTCTATCGTTGTCGAAGCTGAGTCAGAGGAAGGCGACGACTATGAACACGGTTATAAAGATGAGCATGGCGGCGAGGCGATGATGGCCGCTGACGGCACAACGCTTGCCGAGGAACCAGAGATGGTCCAAGCACCCGTTACGCTTTACGACTGGGAAGGCGTGCTGATCGTTGAAGGGATCGCTTCAGGCGATGGCCGCAAGATCGCTGAGAACGCTTTAACATGGCGTGAACTGCCGTTGCCACTAATGCTTCAAACAGCAAATGCTTCCGGCCACGACGGAGCAGTGATCGCAGGGTCGATTCACGAGATCGAACGGCAGGGCCAGAACATCGTTGGCCGTGGCTTCTTCGATTCAGGCTCCGCTGGGGTTGAAGCGCACCGCCTACTCAAAGAAGGAACGATGCGCGGCGTGTCTGCCGACATCGATTCCGTGATGGTTGAGTTCTTGACCGCAGACGGTTCAGCAATCAGCGCCGAAGATATGTTGTTCGGCGGCGTTGACGCACTCGAAGTTCTTGTCGCCGGGCGCATGATGGGCGCGACCCTCACACCGTTCCCCGCCTTCCAAGAGGCATTCGTTACCGTCCTGAGCGGAGACGACGTACAGGTCGACGAGACCCTCGTCGCTTCAGGCGCTACGGCAGCGGGCGACGTATGGCGGGTGCCTTCACCTCTAGGCGTGTGGCTGTCCGGGCAGGGCAACGCAGAGGACGGGCTTGCCGCTCTAGTGGCCTCTGCTGCCGCTTCGGTTGAGGTTCCTACTAACCCTCCGATGGATTGGTTCCTCCCCGGCAACATGACGGGCATTGAGCCTTTCACGGTTCACCCCGATGGGCGCTGCTACGGGCTAGTCGCTGCGTGGGGTTCTTGCCACATCGGGTTTGCTGATCGGTGTGTCCCGGTTCCAAAGTCAGGTTGCGCTTACAAGCACTTCCGTAACAAGAACGTGTTGACCGCTGAAGGCACGCTCGTGGCCACAGGGCCTATCTACATGGACACGGTTCACCCTAACCTCCGTCTGGTCGCTTCCGATTCCCAAGCGTTCTACGCAGACACGGGTTGCGGCGTGGCCGATGTCGCGCTCTACGAGAACGAGTTCGGCATCGTAGCTGCCGGTGCGTTGCGTCCCGGTTTGTCTGCGGAGCAGGTCCGCAAGTTCCGTGGCTCGGATGTTTCCCCGGACTGGCGGCAGTTGGGTGGCAGGCTCGAAGTTGTTGGCCTCCTCTCCGTAAACGTTTCTGGCTTTATCGTCGAAGGGCTGGTCGCTTCAGGCGCTGAGGTTTCTGCGCCACGAGGCGTGTGGGATTCTGTGGCTGGTGAAGTCACCGCTCTGGTAGCGGCGGGCATGATCCACACTGCCGATACTGAGCGGTCCGATCTGCGGCGAGAGCTGGATTCGATCCGGGTTGAGCTTGCCGAGTTCCGGGATGCGCTCCGCCCGGTCCGGGCTGCTGCGGCGGCTGCGAAGTTCGCTGCTCTTTCCCCTGCTGGTGACGTTGAGTCGGGTTGCTCCTGCGGCACAGGCCACTAGCTGTTGGGCAGGTCGGGTGGGCATCTGGGGTGTCCACCCGACCGTGTACTCTGCGAGTATGAACGAGCAGATTGGTTTGGATTGGGAGGCTGCTAATAAAGCGGCCACGGCAGGGATCGATAGAGCGGACGGGAACGCTCTCGAAGAGTGGAAGTCTCTAGCGGACGATTACATTTTCCGGTTGGCAAAGCGCTCACTGGAATTTACGTCTGAGGATGTTTGGCATATGGGTTTGCCTGCTAATCCGACGGGCGCTAATAGTGCGCTTGGCGCGAGGTTCAGGTCGGCGGCGGCGGCGGGGATCATTTGCAACTCTGGTCGCAAGTTGAACACGCTGGCTAACGGGAAACATGGGTCGGCCACGGTGGTCTGGTCGTCTTTGGTTTGCGAGATCCATCCGGTTAAAGAAAGCCGCTCTGAGGTTGAGGAACTACGCGCTGCTCTAGCGGTGATGTATGGGTTGGCTCGGATGAACACTGAGCCGCCGTCCCGTTGGGCGGTGCCGGGTACGCGAGGCGGGGATGTGATGTCTGTTCATAGCAGGGTTGCCCGGTTGTTGGGTTTGCCGAACCCGTGGAACCACGACCCCGATAAGGACGTCATATTTTCTAGTCGTGTTAAGCGTTTGGTTTCGAAGGTTGTCTAGGTGCGCTGATCGTGGATGCGGGGTGGTCCTATCGCACGAGACGCGGTCGGTTGATAACACAACGTTTTGCAAACAGCACGGCGACTTTGTGTGGGCGTTTCGACCTAACGACAGGTTGGCAACTGAATGGTTCTTTGTTTCTGAGACCGAGCCGGATGAGGGGCAGGTTGTTGCGGGCGACCAGTGCGACGGCTGTGGCCTTTCAGAATTTGTTATTCGCCGGGTGAATAAGTCTGCGTGGATAGCACGGTGCGAGGGGCAGTGCTGGGACGGGGATTTGATCGACGGGTGCGGGGCGTTGCATTTGGTGCGGAGGAAGATGGGCCGTGAAGTCTAGGTTGGCTCGCCGCCGCCGTAGGCTTGCTGGGGTCCGGGCGACGCTGCTCCGGCTGGCCCGTGTGTTGCGTTGACTAGGGGGGTTAGCCCCGCTCGTCGTCGCGCTCGTCGTCTTCCCATTCTTGGTCCCAGTCTTCGTCCTCTTGTTCCCAGTCGATTTCGTTGTCGTTTGGCATGTACTTACTATAGCACGGTGAGCTACAGCATCAAGCCAATAGCAAACAGTTCTTGAGATTTCTTTTGGACCCCGCAATTGATAAACAAACAACAGCCCCGCCCGTCCGATAGCATCAGCGGATCGAAGACGGCCCCGATGACTGGAAACTTAAAGCGCGCTGCCGGGGCAAACCCCCGAGCATGTTCTTTCCCAAACAGGGGCAGTACCAAGACGTTGTCAGAGCCAAACAATTCTGTGCCGAGTGCGAAGTCCAACGGGAATGTTTAACAGCCAACATCGATGAAGACGACGGGGTATACGGTGGGACTAGCGGGCGGCAACGCAAAGAGATGAGGCGCGCTATCAAGCGAGCAGAAAGAGGAAGGCAGCAAAGTGAAAATCGTTCTTACTATCGAAACCTCACGGCACAGGCGGAACCGTGGGAAGAACGAGAACCCCGAGGAAACCCCGGCCCCGGCGACCCCGAACCCGGCGACCCCGATGCCCCAGCCTGAGCGAGTTGCTGAAGGTTTCTTGTCGCCTGAGTTTCAGTTTGTAGAAGGCAGATCAACCCCGCCGCCACCTAGACCGCCGGGCGCTCAACGACCTGTACAATAAGCTATGCACTCAAGTTGCTATTTCATGTTCTAAGGTGTTCGTTTAACAGCCCTTATCTATTCAGGGTTGAGCGGTAACGGTTAGTCCGTAGCTGCGTGACAACACCTAACGCTCAAGCTGGAGGAGTTCTAAATTGGCAGACATCGTTGTTCCAGAAGACCTAACAGCAGTGGTCGATGCCGACCTAACTGCTCTTAGCGATTCCATTCGTGCAGAAGCAGAGGCCGTTGGTGCCGACGCAGCTAACTCTGACGAGGCTCTTGCGCAAGTTGAAATGCTTGTGGCCGACTTTGATCGCGTGAACAACGAGATCAAAGCACGGGAGATGCAACGTCAGGACAGGGCTGATCGGGTCGCCGCAGCGCTCGGCAAACTTTCCGAGCCTGTCCCTGACATGGTTCCTGACATGGGTGAAGTTGTTGTGACTGAACCTATGATGGCTACTGAAGTCGTGGCCGAGTTCACTGCGGTGGAAACACCAGTTGTTGACCCTGAACCTGTAGTTGAGGTTGAGGCCACTGTTGCTCCCGAGGCGACTGCTGAACTTCAAGAAGAAGAAGCAGTTGTTGAAGTAGTCGAAGTTGTTGAGACAGTCGAAGTGATCGAAACCGTTGAGGTTGAGGTTGAGGCTGTCGAAGCGGCAGTTGTTGAAGTAGAAGCAGTTGAAGTAGTAGCCGAGGTTGCAGCCGCTCCGGTGGTTGAAGCAGCGGTCGTAGTACCCGCCGAAGACATCGTGTCTGAGGTGGTTGAAGAATCCACAATCGAGTTGTCCACGGAGGTCAGCGGCATGGAAGACAGCAGTTCCCTTACAGGTGCCGAGGCCAGTTCTGCGCTGACCCGGCTTGTCCCCGACGGTGTTGCACCTATCGGTGAAACAGTTTCTACGGGTGCTGCATTGCACGCGTCGAACGCTGTCCCCGGTATCAGCGAAGGCACCGCTCTTGACCGCATGGAGCTTGCGACTGCGATCACGAAGAAGCGCCACGGAATGAACAACGCTTCTTCAGGGTCGTATGAGCGCATCGTTCTTGCAACCGCACAGTCTGACCTGCCTAACAAGGTCGCCGGTGGCGCTGAGGAAAACTTCTCAGTGTTCGACACGGTTCGCACTAGCTGGGCGCTTGAGTCGCAGCAGCGCACTTCACTTGTCGCTTCAGGCGGCAACTGCGCACCGCTGCCTCCTTCATATGAGTTCTTCCGTTTGGCCGAGCAGATCAACCCTGTTGAGCAGGCTCTCCCAACCGTTGAGGCTCCCCGTGGTGGTATCCGTTTCATCACCCCGCCCGATTGGACCGATGCCCTTGCAGGCGTTCGAGTAACAACCGAGGCTGAGGACGCTGCCGGTTACGGCGACGCTTCAGGCTTGACCGCTCCTAAGCCATGCGTCCACGTTGACTGCCCACCAATTGAGGAGTGCCGCGTTGACGCTGTCTCCCAGTGCGTGGAGTTCGGCAACTTGAACTACCGGGTATTCCCCGAGCAGGTTGCTGCTTTCCTTGAAGACCTCGCAGTGGCCTTTACGTCCACCAAGGAGATCTTCTACCTTGACGCCATCGACGCAACGTCTACCGCTGTGACCCTTGGTTACGGTGGTCAGACTTACGGTGCAACCCGTACTTCTACCCTGTCGATTCTGTCTCTTGCTGCGAACTACCGCCGCCGTCAGCACATGGCGATCAACGCAGTGTTGACGCTTATGCTGCCGTCTTGGTATGTGGAGTTCATCAAGTCTGACATGGTGAACGATCATGCTCTTGGCATGAGCTTCCTGAACGCTGGCGAGGCTGAGGTGACCGCATGGTTGGCTTCTAACAACCTTGATGTCGTCTGGTACTACGACAGCGCTACCGGCGCTGGTCAGGCTTTCAATGACGCTCAGGGTGCTAACGCACAAAACATGTTCCCTGCGACTGTTGTTGCTTACCTGTTCGCTCCCGGCACTTATGTCCGTCTTGATGGCGGAACGTTGGATGTTGGTATCGTGCGGGATTCAATCCTCAACGGGACTAACGATCTGCAAATCTTCTCTGAGCAGTGGGTTCAGGTTTGTCAGGTTGGTCTTGAGTCGATCCGTCTTGAGTTGGAGCTTTGCCCAACAGGTGTTGGTCCTGTCGGCACCTCCGATTACACCGATTGCTCACGCGGCTAATCGGGTTTGTTGTTCGGGGAGGGGGTCGGGAAACCGGCCCCTTTTCCGCGTCTGGGCTTATGTTTGTTTGTTAGGGTGGGGGGATGAAGATCGCTGCTGTGACCCCGTGCTACCCGCCGGGATCGCGTGTTGGGTCGTGGCTTTCAACGCATGAATGTTTGAGGGTGCTTCTAGCAGCCGGTCATGATGTTGTGGCGAACCCGATGATGGTTGATAACCCTAACGAGTATGTCTTGGATGGTATTCGTGTTGTTCCCGGTGCTGTGCGAATGGAAGAAGTTATCGGCGGCGCAGATGTAGTCATCTCGCATCTAGGCGATCCCGGCCACGCGCACCGCACGGCTATCGCTCTTGGCATCCCATCCGTCCGCATGGTGCATGGCCTAATAGGTCAAGACGCGTTACGGCAGTTAGCTGCTTACCCGCCCGCTCTTGTCGTGTTCAACTCTGAGTCCTCTGCCGCTACTGCCCGTCACCGTTGCCCGCATATTGTTGTGAACCCGATTTTTGATCGGCAGGACTTCGCGACAACACCGGGCGAGTTGGTTACGCAGGTCAACCAGTCTGATCCAAAGGGCGGCCAGATGTTTCAGAAGTTGGTTCGGTTTATGCCAGACGTTAATTTTCTTGCCGTGCGTGGCGGCTACGGGAAACAGCGCGACATGGTTGGCCGCAACGTAGAGACGCTTGCTCCCACGCAGGACATGCGCGGCGACGTGTATTCCCGGACGAGGGTGTTGTTGATTCCTTCTAAGGCTGAGACGTGGGGGATGGTTGGGGTTGAGGCGATGTGTTCTGGTATCCCAGTCATGGCTTCGCCCACGCCGGGCTTGGTTGAGTCGCTTGGCGACGCAGGCATTTTTGTTGACGCTAATAATTTCAAGGGTTGGATGTCTGAACTGAGAAGGCTCCTAGACCCCGTAGAGTGGGCCGCGGCGTCTGCTAGGTCTTTGGCAAGGGTTGCCGAGCTGGACCCCTACGAGGGCGCTGTGCGCTTCGTGAAGGCTATTGAAGGGCTTGTAGAGTGAACGTAGCGGTGATGTTCCCTTGGCGGGCTAGAGACGAACGTGTGGCCGCCTATGCCGTCACACGGGCGTGGTACGAGGTTCACGTTCCCGGAGCGAAAATAGTTGAGGTTGATACAGGCCACGAGCGGTTTAACCTTGGGGCGTGCCGCAACGCTGCGGTTGAGATAGCAACAGGGCTTGGCGCTGACGTTGTCGTAATCTCAGATGCCGACACGCTCCCGCCGCCGACGGGTTTGGCTGCTGCTATCGCTAACGCTGACGACCATCGGTTGCATATCCCGTTTACTCAGTGCATCTATGCGGGGACGGATTCACCGCCGGGGCTTGCTAACGGCGGCGTGCATGTTGTGACCCCTACAGGCTGGGACGCGATAGGCGGGCAGGACGAGCGCTTCATTGGTTGGGGCGGCGACGACGATCAACTAGTTGCTGTTGCAACTTGTTTGTCTGGTTTGGTCAGGCATCCGGGGTTGGCTGTTTCGTTGTGGCATTCTGATGCGGCGAGAGTGTGCGCTCAACCGAGTCGTGATCTTGTGAACAGGTATTGGCAGGCGGTTGATAAACCTGCTGCGATGCGAAAGTTGATTGCTGAACGATGATCCCTGCACGGCTGATCCGCACGGTTCCAACAGTGGCCTCTGATGAGGCTGAGGGTTTCTGGCGTGGGGCGTGCGGGTTGCATCCGCATTGGGACTATGTAACGTGGCGCGATCCGGTGGACCCTGAGAAGTTCCCGTTGACTTCGCCGCACTGGGCAGCGTGCAAGTCGGGGGCGCAGATGGCGGGGCTGATCCGGCTGGAAGCGTTGTGGCATTGGGGCGGCATCTATTTGGATTCAGACGTTGAAGTATTCAGGCCACTGGATAGCCTCTTGCCATATGACCTGTTTGCTACTTGGGAATCTCCGTGGTCTCTTAACGATGCGGTGCTTGGCGCGTCGGCAGGCCACCCGCTAGTGCGTGAAGCTATCTCTTTGGCGATTGAACGTTTGCCGTTGGGTGCGTTGCATTCTGGGCCAAAGGTAATCAACGACCTGTTCAGAGATAAAGCAAACGTGTTATTGCTTCCACCGCGTTCCTTCTCACCGTATTTGTGGAATGAGAAACATCGGCGGCACGAGGACCATACGTTTCATCCGGGGACTTTTGGCGCTCACCACTGGGCTAACTCGCACGGGGCGTAGCAGGTTTACTCTCCCACGGTGTTGTCGTTTGAGAGGCTAGTGTTGGGGTCTGTTCCCTGAGTAGGAGTTGGTCCTGTGGGTATTTCACCTGAAGCTGTTGTACGTCCCCCCGTTACAGAGCGGCCCGCGCATGGCCTATTAGAATCCGTGAAAGTTGTGGTTGAGCCTGATTCCCGTTGGGAAGGCGGCTTCGTTTTCCAGCCTGAGAATTGCATCATGTCTGAGGTTTGGATTCCGTGCGGCGCTGACAGCGTGTTCATCATTAGTTTGACTGTTGCTGCGACGGGTGGGACTTGGGCGTGGGATAACACTGGCAACGAGGGTGGGAGTATTTCTGATCCTATCCCGTGGGATGCGACGGCTGATGAAGTTGGCGGTGCGATTGAGCAGTCGGGTTGGCCTCCTAGCCAGTATGAGGTTCTTGGTGGTCCCGCTGGTACTTTTGGGCAAGGTCAAGTTACCCCTCTCATTATCATGTTGAACTCAAACAGTACTGATACACCGTTCCTTGGTCCGCAACCGATGGACATTGACTTGGCTGACTTTGTGGATTTTGATATTGTTCCGCTTCAGATTCCGGGCTTTCTTGAACCACCCGATGTGAAGAAGGATTATGACGGCGATCAGGCACCGTTGCAGTATCAACCGTTTGTTGTTGAAGTGCCTTACACCTGTTCGTCGTGGGGGTTTGAGGCAAACGACTATCGGGGCAAAGCGTTGCGGCAACTCGCTGCCGGTACGGGCAAGGCGATTGAACGAGAGTTCTGGACGGGCGAACTCAACCTCGCAAATATCAACTTGAGATATTGGACTCCAGCTGCGAACATCGTGAACCCCGGCGGGTGGGCCGCTCCAGTGGCCGTTAACGTAGCTCTTGGTTTAGCATTGCTTGAGCAGGCGCTTGCGGGTTGCGCGACTGGTAGCAAGGGAATGATTCACGCTCCTACGATTGTGGTTGAGCGGATGTCTCAGTGGTATCTGATCGACGACGACCCCGGTTGCGACACCGAGGAATGCCGGTTGTTGACTCGTTCACGCAACGACATCGTCATTGCTGGCGCAGGGTATGACCCGCTCGTTGGACCGTTTGCTGCTGCTAACGAACTTGCTGATACTGAGGCGTGGGTGTACGCAACAGGGATGGTCGATGTCCGCTTAGGCGAGCCAATGATTTACCCTGAGACGATGGCAGAGGCGTTGGACCGGGCGACGAACACGGTGACATATCGCGGTGAGCGTACTGCTGCGGTGAACCCTGACGGGTGTTGCATGTTTGCTGTGCTGGTTGACTTCGAGGAAGCGCTGACCTGATCGTGGCGGTCCTGTTCGATTGCTGCCCCAAGTCAATCAAAGCGCTTGCTATTCGCATCACTCCGCTTGACCTGTTTTACGGGTCGTACCTGTCGGGTGACCCGCTGATCCCGTTTCCTCCTGCGCCTACAACACCGTTTACTCGTTGGCAGATGAACGGGTTTTCTGAGCTGACCCTTTCACCCGATTACGAATCGGGCAACGAGACGCTGATGATGAACCCTGCCGCTAATAGCATCGGTGTAATTCATCGGCCACCCGATCAGATGAAAGGTTTCAATCTTGAGTTGAAACTGTGTGGGATGCCGACGATTGCAACCAAGTTGTTAGATGGTATTTCTGCCAGAAACAATTTGCTTGATGACTTCTGCGGCGATACGAGTGTTGTGGGGCAGACGTTCAATAACGACATGGAGAACGGCGGGGCTTGCGTCGGGTTCATTCTTGACCTTTGGACAAAGAACGCGGCTACAACATGCGACCCCGCAGGGAATACAACCGGCGGCTACATCCACTGGGTGCTGCCGTACACGGATCGGTGGGCGATGTCAGGCGGGTTGAACTTCAACATCGGTGCTGCCGAGTTGTCGCTCTCTGGTTACGCGAAGAAGAACCCAATGTTTTACCCTTCGATGCCCGGTCCGCTGTTCCCGTCTTATCAAGATTTTGAACCCTACGTCGGCGGTCCCACACCGTGCGTTCTACCGGCTGGTGTCGTGGCCGACTCGTGGACCGTGGCTGACATGGAACAGATCAGACTCGGCGGCGCGCTCGCGTACAAGTGTGTTGATTCGCTGCCGGGTGTGCTGGACGATTGCTCGCCGGTGCCTCAAGATGAACCGATGGTGATGATGATGAAGTCTGAGCCTCCCCCGTTTTCGATGCCTGTTGACGCTGTTAATTATTGGGTCGGGGTATGAGAGCGAAGCTTCCATCAGTGCGCGCCGATGTCAAAGTGTTGGACGGTCAGGCGTATTGCAAGTTAATAAACATGACAGGCCACTTTGTTCGGTTTAGACTTCCTAGAGCTACTGTAAAAGTGCCGGGGAATACTGTTGGCAATGTGGTAGCGGAGTTTATTGAAGGCTTCAGTATTTCAACTGAGGAAACCGGATTACTGTTTGGAGACGATGTGAAAACAACTCGTGGTGGCCAGCCTTGGAACGTGCGAAACACGATGGGCGAGCAAGCGCCTCCCCCTGTAGAGCGCCCGCTTGCAAACCCTGAACCTGTTGTTGAGGTTGAGGTTGAGGCTCCGGTTGTTGAGGCCACTGTTCAGGCCACTGTTGAGGCTGAACCCGTCGCAGAGATCGATACCGCTGATCTGACTGTTCTGGAAGTGCTTGACTGGGTTGGTGCCGACCCTAAGCGTAAAGCTGCGGCATTGAAGTCTGAGCTTGCTGGCAAAGCGCGCAAGGGTTTACTAGCAACACTGTCTGCCTAATCCTTCACGCCCGGCTTATGCTGGGTTAGAGTCCAACCAAGTCGATCCATATGGAGGGTCAGTAATGACGATTTGTTGCCCAAAGTCAATCAAGGCATGTGCGATCCGTGTCACCCGACAGGACGTAAACGATGTTGTGCTTGACCCCCTAACCCCGAACAGCCGTGTGCTTTCTTCAGGGTTCATGGAGTTGAACATGTCCCCGGACGTTGAGGACGGCGAGGACATCACTACCAAGAACGGGAACGGCGAAATCTGTATCCGCAATAAGGACTGCAACCGGCTCAAAGGTTTTGAGGTTGAGTTGAAGCTTTGCGGCATCCCGCTACCGATGATCGAAATGCTTATCAACGCAACGCTCCTTTCAGACGGCGACGGTAACTTCCTCGGTGCTGCGATGCGTAACTCGCTTGACGATCCTTGTACTGAGTCGAAGCTTCTGGAACTGTGGTCACAGAACGCAGGCAACTCGTGTGCTGTTGATGGTGTGAACTCGTCGCAGTATATTCATTGGGTTTTTCCGCTCACTAAGAACTGGGAACTTTCTGGCGGGTTGAACTACACGATTGGTGCGCTTGAGCTAACGCTTTCTGGTTACGCTCAGAACAACCCTTGCTTCTTCCCATCTATGCCGGGAGCCGAGTTCCCGTCTTGGGTTCCCGGTTTTGGCGATCCTGTTGGTCACCCCACTGGACCTGCCCCTGCGGTTCTGCCGTTTGGTATTTCTGCTGACCCGTGGTCGTTGGCCGATCAGTCTGCGATTCAGGCCGGTGGCCCTGTGGCGTGGCGTTGTGTTGATTCGCTGCCTGAAGGTATCGACGACTGCGCTTATGTGCCATCGTCTTTGGCTTCGGCATAAGAGGTTTAGCTGACGGCAGACCGCGGCAATGGTTGCCCGTCAATGCAAGCTGAAGGGGATCGCTACGGTGGTCCCCTTCTAGCTTTTTGGTCCTAGCAGGTAGGCGAGTGCTACGGCGGCTCCGATGAGGTAGAACCAGAATCCGAGCGCTTCTAGCGCGCCCCACGAGGTTGCTGCGATCATGCTGCTACTCCTTTAAGTTGTTTGGATAGAGCGGCGCAGAGGGTGTTGGCCCATGCGGTGTACTCGTTGAACTCTTTGCTGTTTGGTTCGAAGCGGTCAACGCCGCCGCAGCAGCCGTCTGCGCAGCAGCCGAGAAGAAGGTTGACCATCCCCCAAGCTGTTTCAGGGTCGCGTGTTTTTGATACGACGTAGGCGGCGATGATGTCTGCCGGGGGGGTGGTCTTGTGCTTAAAGCAGAAGTTGGCGACACGCCGTGCCTCGGTGTGGTCTTGCGTTTCGCAGACCAGCCGTCCGTCTATTTTGACTTGATACCAGTCGAAGCGCCCGTTCTTGAGCATTGCGCGTCCGTGGTTGAGCGTTACGCGTCCGTGTTGTTTGGTGTTCATGCTGCTCCTTTTTGAAGTTCGAAGATTCGAAGTTGTAGCCGTACTGATTCGCGTATCGCGTGTGCGACATGCGGGTCAAGGATGTCTGTAGCGGTTTTGCAGGTGCGGCGGTGTGCCGCTAGTTCCCGCTTGGCGGTGGCTAGTTCGTGGTTCATGCTGCGGCCCGTACTGCTCGCCGTGCGTTACGCAGGCGGCGTGCCTGTGCGGGCGTTGCTACTGCGCCCTCGTTGCGCATCAGGTTGCGGATGTCCTCTAGGAGGAATACCAGCCAGTCAAGGTCGGTGGCGTGGCCGAAACCGTTGAAGTCGATTGTGTGTATTTGTAGCAGAAGCGTCTGGCTCTGCATCAGGTCGTGTAGTTGCTCTGCTGTTCTCATGTAGACAACCGTACTACAGGGCTGGGACAGTATCAAACCAATATCAAATATTTCTTCAGATTTCTTTTCGTCCACCTGTAGCGATACACTCGACGGCAGTAGCACATCCGCTACGCCAAACAGAAAGCAAACATGTCAACACCAGAAGAGCAACCCATCGTTGGACTGAAAGAGATCGGCCCGCTGCTAGAAGTAGACGGGCGCACCCCGCACGCTTGGCACTACAGAAAACTCCTCCCCGTCCCGGACTACGCATCGATCAACGGCATCCGCGCGTGGGACCGTCAGACCATCGTCGACTGGGCCGCTGAAACAGGTCGCCTACCAGAGAGCCTCCGCGCTGAAGCAAACACCGACGTGACCATTCCCCGTGGCGGCAAGAAAGCCAAGGCCGAGAATATTGCTGCGCTGACCGGAGCGGGTTTGATCGCTGTCAACATCGACGAGAACGTCCGGTTCAGTTTGTGAGCGCGCTCGTATACGCAGGACTGATCCTCGCCGCCTACAGGATCACTCGTTTCTTTGTGCGCGACTCGCTCATCGGTTTCAGTTTGGAATCCGAATCAAAGATGTCGCAGCGGTTAGACGAGTTCTGTTACACCCCTGACGGCGGCAACCGAAACTGGGTCCGTGGATTCATTGGCGACTTGCTGACCTGCGTCTGGTGTCTCGGCATGCACGTTTCGTGGATTCTGGTTTGCGTCTGGTTTCGTGCGTGGCCGTGGCAACTCGGTGTCGACGGATGGATAAGCGCGTTCGCTGTTGCGGGCGGCGCTGGTTTTATATCCTCTCGGATGAATGCGTAATGCCTGATCCGGTTGAGCTGCACCACTGCCACCAGTGCGGGGCTGGGGTGTTGCCGGGAATTGATCACGATACATACGACGAGAAAGATGGCGAGCGGTGGTGGTGTCCAGAACATTGCCCGCAGTGCTTGGAGACATCTAGTGGCGATTGATTTAAGAACTTGTCCGGTCGCTCCAAACAATGGAGACGAGGGTTGCCACTGGTGTGGCGGGTGGTTGAACGCGAGACAAACCCGCTGGTGCAGCCCGTTGTGCATTTCCAAATATCGGCGGCACCATGTTTGGAAGTACGCACGACCCGCAGCTATGAATCGCGACAAGGTTTGTGTTCACTGCGGGACGGACGAGGAGCTAGAGGTCAACCATATTGTTCCGTTAGCGGGTCGGCCACGGACGGAGTCCTGTATCCACCACCAAACCAATCTTGAGGTGTTGTGCCATACCTGCCATGTTCAGGTGACGCATGCGCAAAGAAAACGTGGAGAGTTTCCCGGACTGATTTTCGATAAGAAGGAACCGCCACCTGCTGGCAACACCCTCTTTTAATATCTCAAATAAGCGGGTGGGACGCATAGGGGGCCAAGCCCCCTGCGTCTACCCGCCGTGCAATACTCAACCCATGCCTAACGAGATGGTCGACGCACAGAGAGATATGTCCGCACTGATGGCCGCTGTACTCCAGAAAGATTGGGACGGCTTCATTTTAATGGTCGAAGGGCTTACCGAGTCTGAAGCGAAAAACGTGACAGTCGCGACAATGGGTTTTCTCGGTCAAGCGATAAGAGACTTTGCAAACCACGCTGATATGGAACCGTTAGATTTCTGGTTGGAAGCAATGGCGGGTAACCACCCTGAAGATCCGTCGGGGTGAATGTAGGCTAGGAGTGTGGCCGCTCCTCCTCCCCCGCCGTGTTCCCAGTGGACTACACCCGAGCAGGTTCGTTTGTGCTGCACGGGGTTGGACCCTGACTACGATCTGACCGAAGCGATACAGTTCGCATCGGAGATTCTGTTTCGACTGTCCGGGCGGCGGTGGCCGGGAGAGTGCAACCGGACGGTCTACCCGTGCGCAGGCGACAACTGTGGATGCAAAGGAGACACTTGGTCGTGGTTCGCAGCATCCGGCTGGGGTTGGGCGTATGCGGGGTATCCGTCGTTGCCGTATATGGTCGCTGGCGGGTGGGTAAACAAGTGGGCAGGCTGTAAAGGTATCTGCCATTTGGACTGCGTCGACTTGCCGGGAACGGTTGACGAGGTAACACAGATTCTTATTGACGGGGTCGCGCTTGACCCGTCGGCTTATAAGGTTGAGGCGTACAAACGTGTCTGCCGTGTCGATGGCGGTCACTGGCCTTGCTCAAACCATCTCGGTGCCGAGCAGTGCGAAACAACAGACGAGATCGTTGAGGTTGAGATAACGGCCACTGGCGGCGACTGGGAACTATCGCTTGACGGTGTAACGGGAATATTCGATTCAACACTCTCTGCCGCAGATTTAGCTACAGCAATCGATCTGGTCTTCGGACCGGGAACGGTTGAGATCGTTTCCGGTGGACCGGGAACAGTGGCCCCATACCTGATTGCGTTTGCTAACGCTGTTGCGGGGTTGCCTGTCGTGGCTGTAGCGGACGTATCTCTAGCGGGGCCAGACCCCGCAGTGGCCGTGACCATCATTGAGGCGGGCTGTATAGCGGGGCTTGGAACGTGGTCGATTAGTTATACGCAGGGGTCGCTACCTCCTCCGGGCGGGCAGTACGCAGCAGCAATGTTTGCTTGCCAGATCGCTTTGAACCGTTGCGGCGGCGACGGGTGCATCCTCCCGCAAAGGCTGAAGCAGATAACGCGTGAAGGTGTATCGATGGACTTTGGCGACCCGCTGGACTTTTTGGACAAAGGGCAGGTTGGGATTTACGAGGTGGACTTGTGGTTGAAGTCCGTTAACCCTGCTGGGCTGCAACGGCGTGCGGCTGTCTATCGGGCTGACCACCGTAAACCAAACACAACGTGGACGTAACCAGTGGCCTGCGACCTTCTTGAGCCTGCGTATATCAACGAGGTGCTGCAACTCGTCGTTGACGATCTTTGTGTTGCCCTAGAGGAATGCACTACGGCGGGCGCGCCTGAGTCGTGTTTTATTTCGTGGACCGCGCCGCCGGATGACTGCTGCAACTTCCTAGCGGTGTGGATGGATGAGCTATTGCCGACAGCGGGCTTCCCTGCGGTAAATAACAGCGACCCGTTCCAGTGCGGGGTATTACGCATGATGCGGGTAAAAGCCCGCCTAGTGCGCCCCTGTTGGCCTGTCGTGCGAGATAACGCCCAGTCCCCGTTCCCGTCTGCGGGTGAGATGCAAGCGGCGGCTGAAGAACTTTTAATTGATTCGAACGTAGTTTGGTGCCGTCTCGTTTCTGCGTTTGCAAATAACTTCTACAACGTAAACGAAAGAGACTGTCTGTTGTCGATGATCGGTGATCTGCGTCCCGATAAACCACGAGGCGGTTGCGCGGGGTTCACGGCGACGTGGATGATGGAACTCTCAAACTGTAGGTGCTGACATGCCAACAAAATTCACGCTCAACGAACAGGCCATCGCGGGTCTAGTAGCGCCAACAGGAATGGTCACCGAGTACTTGCGAGGTTTGGGAAACCAAGTCGCTGCCGTGGCCAGTGCAACCGCCCCGGTAGATACAGGCAAACTCAAATCTTCAATTTTGGTTACCGAGCGGTCTGCCGGTCGCAACGGAACAGCGATTGAGGTATCGGCCAACACCCTCTATGCCACATATGTGAATAGGGGAACACGGCCCCACGTCATCATGCCTAAGAAAGCAAAGATGCTCCGCTTCCCAAATAAGGCTGGCGAGATCGTGTTTGCAAACAAGGTCAACCATCCGGGGACAAAACCGCAGCCTTTTATGCTCAACGCAATGCTCGCTGTTATCAGGTAACATCATCGTGTTACCACTAGCAAACATGGAGCAAACATGGCTGATGAAGTAGTTGCCACGAGTGACGTATTGGAATCTCTTGCGGCTGAAGCCGCAGGCACGACGCTTGAATTGAAAGTCCGTGACGAGGTGTTTGGTTTAGCACCGGAGATCCCTGCAATCGTTATGTTGCGGCTATCAGCGGCGGGCGACCCCAAGACCCCACCGGCCCGCCAGATGACAGCGATTGCTAACTTTCTGGAACACGCAGTCATCCCAGATGACCGCGATAGGTTCAACGAGTTCCTTGAAGACGCTGACCCGATCATCGACTTCGAGGAGTTGAACAAAATTCTTGAGCGGGCCACTGAGGTTATCGCTGCGCGCCCTTCCGAGCCGTAACCCTTCTCTCCTCATGGTGTGCCGCTAACGCTTTGGAAGTTGACGGCGTGTTGGTCGGCAAAGGTTTACGGCTGACCGACCTGTCGTTAATACAGATGCTGAACTTTGCTTACTCGCATCTTGTTGCTGACGCTGACGAGGAAGGCAGAAAGAAAGTGAACCTCGCTCTGGCAGGACGGCTCGGTGAACACGGCGGCGAGATCATCGACGATCCGATGTTGCCTGCAAGTATGCAGGGCAAAGAGGCTCCGGCGTGGTGGAATAGTGACCATGATGCTTTCGCGGATCAGCACACGCTTGCTGACTCTGATACACAGTTCCACGGGGTGCGTTGATGGCTGACGTCATAGGGCGCGCGGTCATTGAGATCGTTCCTGACTTCTCTCTGTTCCGTAAAGAGATGTCTCAAACGATTCAGGCTTTGACGCGTGAGATGGCCCAGCAGTTAGCTAAGTCTGATGTTGCTGCACCGCTTGCTAAGTCGTTTGGCGAGGCGGGAAAGAAAGCCAGCGATAACCTATTAGCGGCCACTGGTAAAGCGTTCACCGAGGTCGCTGCGGATGCGAGCAAGGCGGGGGAGAAGGTTTCTTCGTCGTTGCAGGACTCCGCTCGTAAATCGTCGGCGGCGTTTGAGAGCGTTGATAAGGCCGTTGACTTTCAGAAGTTGATGACCGCTGCTTATAGTGCGGGCGACAAGGTTTCTTCTTCGATGCAGGAATCGGCGCGCAAATCTTCTGCTGCGTTTGACACCGTTGATAAGGCAGTCAACTTTCAGAAGTTGATGACGGCGGCGTATGGGACAGGCGAGAAGGTCACGGCTGCGTTCAAGGAATCTGCACGGCAGTCATCTGCGGCGCTAGACACGGTTTCTCAGGCGGGTGCGTTTCAAGGTCTGGCTGCTGCTGCGTCTGCTGTTGGGGAGAAGGTTACAGGCGCGTTCAAGGAAGCGGGTCGGCAAGCTTCGACGGCGTTGCGGAGCGTGGCCGATGGTTCAGCGTTCACGGGTTTGGCGGCGGCGGCTTCGAGCGCCGGGGAGAAAGTCACGGGGGCGTTTAAGGAAGCGGGTCGTCAGGGGCAGGCGGCGCTGCGGGCTATTGGTGACAGTTCTACTTTTCAGGGTTTGTTGGCGGCGGCCAAAGCTGCGGGCGAGAGGATAACCGGGGAGTTTAAGGAATCGGCGCGCGAGTCTGAACGCGCAATGCAGCAAGTTGATCAGGCTGGTAAGACGGGGATGGGCGGGTTTGGTAAGGCGGCTATTGGTATTGGTATCGCGACTGCCGGGTTCTATGTTCTCGGCGGCGCGATCAAGGAATCGGTTGAGGCGGCTAACGAGTCTGCTCGTATCGGGCGGATCACTGAAGCTGTCATTGCGGCCACCGGCGGGGCGGCAAACCTTTCAGCGAAACAAATTGACGATCTTGCCGTGTCGTTGTCTAACAAGACTGGTATCGACGATGAGGCAATCAAGTCCTCGTCGAATGTGCTGTTGACGTTCAAGAATATTAAAGACCAGATGGGCGAAGGCAACGACATCTTTGCTAGGACTCAGAAAGCAGTCCTTGACGTTTCAACCGTTCTTGGTAAGGACTTCGCCGGGTCATCGGTGATGCTCGGCAAGGCGCTCAACGACCCGATCAAGGGCATGACTGCTCTTGGCAAATCTGGTATCCAGTTCACTGCGGAGCAGAAGGAAACGATCAAGGGGCTAGTCGAAGCAGGCGATCTACTAAGCGCGCAGAAACTTATTCTCGGTGAGGTCGAAGGTCAGATGGGTGGTGCGGCTGCGGCTGCGGCTAACCCGATGGAACGGTTGAAAACCGTTGTTGACAACTTGAAGGAATCGTTCGGCGCAGGGCTGCTGCCTATTGTAACGGTGTTCGCTGATGTGTTTTCTAAGCTCGCTGAAACACTCGGCCCAGTATTGCAAGAGGTTGGCACGGCACTCGGCGGGGCGCTTG